GACATTCGCTGGTTCATGTTCCGTGACTGGATGAAGCAGAAAGCACCTCGCTGGTTGTATAAATTGTACGTAAAGCATGGCGAAAACTTTGCTGAGTATATTAAGGACAAACCAAAGATTAAATTTATTCTTCGCCAGATGATGAATTTGGTTGTAAAAAAACCTAAGATGGGGTATAATCATGCTTACTAATCCAGCAACAATGTTATATCACAATATTGATAGACGTGTTAAGAAAGAGGCTGAGACATCAAAGCCAAAGCCTACGATGCGTGGATTGCTTGCAAAGTCTGTAGACAAGATGCGTAAGCCACAGGATGATATTACTCAGCCGCTTGATCGTGTTACTGAATATGTTAAGATGATTAGAGAGCAGCGGGAGACAGAAGTATAATGGACATTAATAACGAACCAATGCTTGATGCCCCAATTCCTGGCATGTCGATGACGCATGAACTTGGTGCGCGTCCGTGGCAGACTCCTGCGCAGTATACTACTGTAGAAGAAGCATTGGATTATTACATTCCTCGTTTTGCAAATGATGATGTCACAGAACAGCTTATGGATGTTCTGGAAACTGGTGTGCCTGTATCAACTCTTGCCAACTCTATTCAACTGGCTGGTGTTATGGAAGGCAAGCACAATATTGATGTAGGCATGATGGTCATTCCTGTTCTCATGGAACTGATTATGTATATGGCAGATCAAGAAGGCATCAAATATAATACTGGAATGGAAAAAGGCGAAGAGGTCCGTAGCACTCTTATCGACAAGGCTCTGGTTAGGCTGCAAGAACAATCTGAAGAAGAAGCTGAAGAAACTGGTTCGCCAGAAGAAAATGAAACTACCAACGAAATCGTAACAACTATGCGTGAAGCTGCCACAGAACGTGCGACAGGTCTGATGGGTAGGAGAAGCTAATGAGCTTCTTTATGGGATTGGCTACGGGTCTTGCTAAGTCCGTAGATACACAGCTTAAAGAAAGTATTGAACGCACTCGTGACAACATTGACATGGTGTCCAAGTGGCGTTTGAAGAAGGCTGAAGAACGCGAAAAGGAACGTCGAACTAAAGACAAAGAAGTTGAAGCGTTAATTCAAAACGCTGCTTATGTAATTAGTGGCGATCAAAATGACGTTACTGCTCAAAACATTGCAGCATCTTTGTATAAAGAACGCGGACTCACTGGCTTTACTGAAGACATTGATTTCATCAAGCAGCAAAAAGCTGCCGGTGTTGGCGTTCGTCCTCTTGACTTTATTCAACGTGCAAATGTTGATGCGCCAACTAATAAGTATTCTCTGTCAGAAATTGTACGTAGCCTGTCAGATGCAGAGAGTAGCTACGCACCATCTGACATGATCTTTCCAAAGGGTACTATCAGAGGTAGTGGCCTTATTGGTGCTATTGCGCCAGGATTTGATGTCACTGCTGCTGGTGGACAACGTGCCACAGAACAGATGCAGCAGATTGGTCTGACGACTACACCGACTGCGCCTTCGCTTTCGTTTGATAGGTATACCTTTGATCGTGAAGGTCTAGGTTATGCCACAAAGTCTGTAAATGAAAAGCTGACATATCTTCGTAATATTATGGATGATCCATCTGCTGATCCAGAAGTGGCTGCACAGGCGGGGCAACGTCTGGATGACCTACTTAACAAGTCCATGACAGGCGAAGAAGGTTCTGCAATCCAAGCAATTAATCTGAAGCTGTCTCGTATGTCTACGCAGGATACTTCTGCCATGACAGAGATGCAGTTTAAGGCATTCGATGCTGAACAAGATTCTCTTATCAAGCGTAGGCAAGGCTTGGAAGACACTATTGCTTTGCGTGACGCTAAAACAGAAAAAGAAAGACTAGCTATTCAAGCCAATATTGCCTTCAGAGAAGACAGGGTAGAAGACGGCTTTAGGCTCATGGCACAGTCAGAGGATTATGGTACGCAAGTTACTAACACTACCATCATTAATCGCATTAAAGCTAGAGCATCCAGACTGCAAAGTGATGAAGACTACATGAACAGCACTGGTAAGTATGCAGGTGATGGATTTACAGAAGACAGAACTAAGATTCAGATTGTTCAGGCAAATGAAGAAGAACTTATGGGCGTATCCTTTGACAAGGTACAAGCATTTGCTACACAGATTCGACAGGCTGCTTTGGCTGAGTTTAAGGCACAGCATCCGGGTATGTATAAAGATTTGAATATTACAACAAACGAAGATGGAACTGTCGATCCTACTTCTTTCATTAATGCTATAACAAGTGCAAGAGGTAACGTCTCTGAAAAGTATAACGAGATTCTAAACTCTGTTATTCAGCGTTACAAAACAATAGGTGCTAAACACAATGTATCGGAGAAAACCATTGATAGTGCCGTAATGCTTCTCACAGGTAAGGGGCTTCCTGCCGCAACTGGCGATACAGTTGCCGCAGCAGATACCACAGCTGCTGGACAAACTGATGCAGCATTGGCTGGTCAACCTCCGGCGGGTGCTGCTGCTGCTGCTGGAACAGGAGAAGCAGGTGGAACAGGGGAAGCAGGTGGAACAGGGGAAGCAGGAGTTGCAGGAGAAGCAGGAACGGATGGAACAGATGCAGATGCTGTTGCTGCTGAACTAAAAAAGTTACAGGCAGATGCAGGTATTACAGACGATGTATTACAGGATATGCGCATTGATTATCCTTTAGAGAATCCTATTAAGTTTGTTAAAATTACTGAAGCAAAAGGCTTTAATAATAACGAAATATTAGCACAAGCAAAGATACTATATCCAGATAATCCAGAGTATGCAGCAACAATTAATAGACTGCTTAGTGCAGAGTCACGTGGTGCTGCCACGACTGCCTTAACTGATGCAGGATATACAGCTGGTATACTATCTCCAGAACAACGTGGTGCAGCAAAACAATCAATAATCACAAGCTTGCAAGTGAGTGATGCGGAGGCAGATTATCTTTTGGATCGTGTATTCAAGCGTATAAATCTTGGTGAACGTGACATTATAAATAAACAAATTTCTGATGTTAGAGCAGCATTAGAACGTCGCAATGTTTTAGGGACATTTACAGGAAAAGTTCCTGAGTATCGTATGGATGCTACTGTTGATTTTATTGCACAAAGATTTAGTGTCAGTAAAGAAGAAGCACGTAATCTCATTGATGCGGCAACTTCTCCACGAGAAGATGAGTTCGCCGCGTTTGACATAGAAACCATTTCGCCCGGCGGAACTATTTCTATGGACGACATGCGTGGTGATGACACTGACGTAGACTTTGCTGCACGGTTCCGTAGAAATACTATAATTGGTCAAATCTTTGGAGACAAGGATCGTAGTGCAGATGTAGATTATGGCGCACTTTCTACAGAAGAACTTACTGCACTTATCTCAGACGATGCCTCAACCAATGCACAAGTTGTTGCTGCTTCGCAAGAGTTGACTAAGCGTTCTGGGTTGGGTACTTCTGAAGAAACTTCTACTAGCGTTAGTACCGAAGGGCCGGACCTTAAAACAAGGCGTGAGATGGGTGTAGACATTACCTTTACTCCTGATCTCATTTTCCGTGGCATGGGAACTCGTATTCCTTACAAGAAAATTGGCGATGATTACTATCGTATCAACGATGATGGTACTCTTGCCAAGAGTCCTGCAAACACCGCACGTAAGTCTATACTTGAGAATCCTAACAGACGTAATGTTGAACGTGTTGGCGGTGTTGAAGATGTATCTGGTGAAGCACCAGCAAAAGAAAAGACTGCACCAGAAGCAAACATTCCTACACAAGATATGAATATGTCTGATGTCAAGGCAATGTCAGATGTCGCATTGATTGCCCGTTACATTTCGGGTAATATGACAGACGATATGCGTAATGAGTTTAAGCGCAGACTTGATACTCCTAGTTTTGTAGATCAAGCTGCAGCTATTATTGATAAGGTAAATGCTGAGAAAAAAAGCGCCGCACAAAAGAAAAGAATACAAGGACAAGGGGCTTTGGCTCGTGGCGGATTGATGAGGCGTTAAATGGCTAGTCTTTTTGACGAATATAAAAAACCAGAACCTTTACTACGACAACTTACATCTTTGCTTGATTCTGAACCTGAGAAGCCCAGAGAAAAAAGAAGTTTATTTGCAGAATATGCGCAATCAAATGCTGAAGCTGAAACTTTTAATAACTCCGTAAAGTCATACGAAGCCATCAAGCGTAACTCCGCTGTGTTTGAAGCTGCTAAGAGGTTCTTGGCAGATCGACACAACATGACTAATGTCAAGGATGAAGACGTTGTTGATGAGTTCATTGAACACTTCCGGTCATTCGATGTAAACGAGATGACGACAGCAGGTGACTTTGGTTATGTATCTGCTGCTGCATCTGATGCGACAAAGAAGAATGATGAGAAGGCGCAGATGCGTCTGGCTGACTATCGTCTGCTGTACCAAACATTTAGAGAAATGCCAGCATTTTATGAAGAAGGCGGTGCTGAGAATGCCTTTGGCGATTACGTCGAGGCTTTGCTCAAGGCACCGTCTACTTATTTGGGGATACTACTACCAGGTTATGGTAAGGTTGGAGGTGTAGCGTCTTCAACAGCAGCAAAAGCAGCAGTCGCTGGTACACTGCGTCAAGCATTCAAACCACAGCGTATCGGCAGTCGTATGATTCAGGCTGCCGCATCTAACCCTATCAAGACAACTGTTGCAGGTGAAGCTGCATTTGGTGCGCTACAGAATGTGGCAGCACAGAAGACAGAGATTGAAGCAGACCTGCGTAGAGAATTTGATAACAGTGAACTTCTTGTAACATCAGTTGCAAGTGGTGTTCTACCAGCTGCCGCTGCATTAGGTATTGCGAAGACTGGCTTCTCACGCTTTGCAGAACGTAATGTTGAAGACCTGCTTGATGATGCAGATAAGGCTACCCTTGCCAACATTAAGAAAGCCAATGAAGCAGCGGATGAGACTCTGCTTAATGCAGACAAAGAAATTCTAGAAGACACAAAGGAAATTCTACGTGCGCTTGATCCAGAACGTGTAGCAGAGGGTGAAGCCGCTAGAGTAAAGATTAAAGATAAAGTTATTCAGGAGCAAGAAGCTGCTGCTGGACAGGCTTTGCCTGATGATGAGTTTGACTTTATTCCTATCCACGATATTGGTTACATGCTAGACCCAAGCAAAAGAAAAAGAGTTTTTGCTATGGGCATGGACTTAATACAAAGGGCAGGAGGCAGACAAAAAGGTGAACGTATAACGGAAACTCTGGGTCGTGGTCTGCGTAGTATGTCTGAAGATGAAATAAAAACAGACTTTAATGTCGGAGAAATATTTGAAAAGTATGATCTAACCCCAGACGATTTTGCCAGCCTGTTCATGGCTGATGTATCTGCGGCTGCGCGAACACTTCAAGGTGCATCCTCTGTTCGCAAGTTGCTAGACGCATCCTTTGATGATCTGTTTGGCCTTAATGCACAGCGCAAAGGGGATTTGTATGGTGCAGTTCAGACCTTTGAAAAAGAAGGTTCTGCTGGTGTACGTCGCTTCTTAGAAAAAGCAGATGCAATTACAGATGATGTTCAAGTAGGTGCAGCGAGTCGTATACTCAACGGTGTGCGCAGTGCTGACGCATTGCGTCTGGCATTTATGACATCGCAAACTGGTACAACAATACGTAACACAGTATCGGGTGTGGCACGAGTTGGTATTGATGTAGTCACTAAAGCTATGGACAGAGGTATATCCAAAGTTCTTCCGGGCCAAAAGTCGCTAGTAGGTAAAGCAAACGAAGATGTGTTCTCTATCCTGTTTGGTATCACAAACAAAAAAGAAGCTATGGCTATTGAAGCCGTATTCAAGTCGGGTTTTTCAGCCAAGGCCAGCCAAATGTTCCGTGAGTTGCAGGATATTGTAGACGCAACCAACATGAAGTCTGGCGTAAAGCTAGACAAGATGAGAGCAATAGGTGCAAACCTCAATGCACTTAACCAAGCATCAGACAACATGTTCAAGAGAGCAGCATTTGTAGGTAGCTTGAAGCGTCAGTTGAATGAACTATTCTCTGCAGAGATACGTGCTGGTAACAAGACACAAGCAGACTTTAAGGAATTTAATCTACGCGACATTGTACGAGAAGGACGGTTCAAAGGTTTCTTTAGCACAACAGAGGGTAAGCGCATACTAGATAAAGCAGTAGAAGAATCGCTTTACTTTACCTACCAGAAGACGCCTGACAGTCCTACAGCACGGGCTATCATTAGTGGAATCCACAAAGCACCATTCCTTACCACATCTCTTGTACCATTCCCACGGTTCATTGCAAACGCTATGCGCTTCACGTACGAGTATTCTCCGTTGTATCTTATGGACGCCGGATTCGTACGCTTTGCTGCAAAGAACCAAGATAACTACGAAGAACTGGCAAAGGGTCTAGTCGGCACTGGATTCCTTATGGGTGCAGTTGCGTATCGTATGTCAGAACATGCCGGTGAAAACTGGTGGGAAGGTAAAAAGGCAGATGGTAGTACCTATGACTTGCGTCCTTTCTTCCCTGCTGCACCCTTCTTGTTCGTTGGTGATCTTGTAGCAAGGGCATTTGATAACGACATCTCTAAGATGAGTGTTGCAGGATTCAAGCCATTTGAAGATCAAGACCGTCCACTGTACGGTGATCGTAATGAATTAGCTGATGCAATTCAGGCTCTGTCGGGTACACAATTTAAAGCAGGAACACAACTCTACGCTTTGGACATGGCACTGCGTGACGTTATGGCAGAAGATGATCCACAGAAAGTTCAGCGTATGCTGACCGCTGCAGCTGCAAATATTATCAATACGTACAGCATTCCTATGACTATGCTACAGGACACGTATAATACATTCGCGGCACCAGATGATGCACGTATTGTACGTAATACTAATTCCAGCGACATGTTGAGTTTTGGAATTAATAGATCGCTTGCACGTATTCCTATGAACTACAAGATTGAGGAGTACCTGTCAGAACTGCTTGGCACAAGAGCATCAGAGATTTATCAGTCGCCTACTCGCGCAGAGGACTTGCGTAGGGTTACACCGTTCTCTCGTCAGGTGTATGGTGTTCTGTATAATGAACGCAAGAATAGGTTTGAAAAAGAACTGGCAGAGAACAAAATATCTCGCAGTATTGTATATGCAAAGACAGGTGTGCCAGAAGCCGACGCATTGATTGCACAATTCATGGGCGAATACATTACAGATTATGTTGTACCTGCTATAGAACAAAGTGATGTATACAATGGCCTTACCCGTGAAGGTAAAAAAGATTTCTTGAAGCGTGTAATCCAAGAGTATCGTAGTGATATCATGGATATCGTGACGTACAATTCAAAGCAGGAAGTGTATAAAGAACGCTTTGGCTTTGACCCAATGAAGAAGGCAGCATTTAATCGTGTGCCAAAGGTTGACCAAGAACGTGCGCTTAAAGTGTATCACGATAATCATGGTCAGCCAACAGAAGGGGAAATGTACGACTACACTAAACTATTATACTATGTTAAGTATCTACGACAGATGCGAAAACAAGGAGTGTTCGACTAACAAAAAAGGGGGCCGCAAAGCCCCCTCTCTTTTTATGTAAATGTATGGTAAGCTGCAACAATAAATATGTATAGCAGCCATGAAAATATACACAGGTAAAATAAACGACTAACGATTATCCCCACTACCCGAAAGGGTTCCGCGATTCTTGCGGTTAGCCAGTTTCTGTAGATTGTTTTCCATGATGTGTCCAAGATTCATCTCCAATTCAGAAGCTAGTACGGCGCAGTACCACAGTACGTCACCAATCTCGTACGCTATCTCAATCTTCTTAGCTGCATACTCATCTGGTGTAGCACCATCCCTGATAAACTTCTTCACTTTATTAGCAATCTCACCTGCCTCACCTGTCAGGCCAAGAGTGAGATACTCCATAGCCTGATGCTTGGGGAAGATTGCTGTTTCACATGCTTTCTCTTGATATAGAGATGCCGAAATATTGCTCAATTGTTTCTCCTTCATCCACTGTTTAGCTTCTTGTGCTAGGTCCATTTAGTTTCTCCAGGTTTTCAAAGTAAGCAGCTTCCCATCCGCGTTGCCACTCACGATACGATACTGTATCCTTTCTCATAGGGTTTGCCATGTGATGGAAAAACTTATTGCGACGAAGAGACACTTTACTAAATGCCACATAACCGTCTTCAAAGTTTTTTAGAAGTCCTTCATTTACCGTAGGTGCTGGGTTCATAGCTTGTCTACATCCTCATTAAAGTATTCGTTGTTGAATAGTTCTTCTAGCATAGGTGCATACTTGCTGTCAACCTCAAAGTCAATATTGTAATGCTCGTCGCCCCATGTATTCAGGCTGAGTGTCAGACTCTTTGGTGACGCTTCTTTGTCGATACGGACAAATGCTGCTGCAGCTTTCTCTGCATCCTTAGTGTTAGTGTCTACTCTAATCTTCATTTTGTTTCTCCTTTTCTCTAAGTTTCATCCATTCATCGTAGCACGGATGGTGTCTAGGTGGGTTCCACTGTATCCAACCGTTGCCTTGTTTCCACATTGATGTAGTCTTCAATGTCTGCTTGCCTGTCGTCTTTCTTGACATAGTTTATTTCCACCATCCTTTCCAGACCATCTAGTATTCTACGTTCAAGTGCTTCTGTTATCAAACCTTTTCGTGCATCTTCGTCCATTTCAAATACCACAACGGCACCGCCGTCTGCTAGTTCAACATAGTCTGCAATTTCAAGCCGCATTGAGGTCCACCACTTCACACACGCCAGCCGTACATGCTAGTTCACGTCCACCTGATGTAGTGTCTTCTTTCTCAAACTCACGTAGCTTCTCCCAATTAACACTCTTTGGCATCTGTGTCAACAGTTCATTGTAAGTGTCCTCATCAATGTCCTGATATGGTGCTTGCTTGTACGTGTGTTCGCTGAATGGCAGGAAGCTGATGCCTGACACTTCGTCAAAGTGTTCATACACCCACGAGCCTACGTCCATCCACTCATGTTCCTTGACGCTGATAGTGACACTAGGCTTGTGTTCACACCAGTGACGCTGGTACATGAGCCACAGTTCAAGCTGCTCAATGGCAGACATAGCTGTGCGTGTTACAGCACCAGCAGGTGACTTCATTGGGAAGCTGAACACTGTAGTGCTGTCAGGCTTCATCACATCCGGCTCTGCAGGAATGCCCTCAGAGATGAGGAACTGTGTGATGGGGTCTTTGTTATCCCCACGTACAGTACGCACATAGTACGGATTGTGACGGGCATGAATGCCACTGGCACTGTCAACAAGCTGACTGACTGTACCACTAGGCTTGACACAGGTAATGGCTGCTGACTGTGAGATGCCAAGCTGTGCTGCCATAGCTGCGTTAGTCTCGACTGCTACATTCTTGAGTGCTTCAAGTGTAGCGCCGATGTTCATGCCAAGATGTGCAGACTTACCTGCCATCAGTGCATTGTCCATGATACCAGTCAGTGACACACCAAGCAGCCGTTCTTCCTCTGTATTGTTTTTCCATACCTTGCGAAGATACTTGAAGTCAGTCAGTGTAGACTGGAACGTGCCAAGAATTGTAGCTAGACGAACCTTCTCTGTCAGCGTCTGCTGTGTATCCGATGACCGTACTACAACCTCAGACAGATTGCAGAACTGGTACGGACGCAAGATAATTTCACTACATGGATTGCACCCGAAGTCATGGTCAGATTCACGACGACCATTCTTGGCTGCCTGATTCTGCGCCGACTGACGATTGAAGATACCACGTTCACCAGACTTTGACTCATACAGTGCCAGCCATTCACGCATGAATGTACCCATCTGTGGCTTCTCTTTGTAGGCAACGCTGTTGTTAGCCAGCGCACGTTGCCCTTCATTCTCCCACCACTGTCCTGCCTTTGCATGGCGCATCTGGTCATCATTCAGATTGGACAGGCTGATGAGTGCGCTGCGTCGGACACCACCCACGACGACAACCTCACCAATCTTGCACATCAAGTCATGGCATTCAATAGGATACAGGCGACGACCTGCAGCCTTCTTGAACATGTCTACAGTAAACTGGAACAGTTCCTCAAGAGGTGCTGGACCACTAGCCCTGCCACCAAATGTCTTGAGACGTGCGCCAGCTGGGCGTACCTCACTGGTATCCCACTTGGGAATCTGTCCTGCGTACAGCAAAGAGATGAGTTCACGCAAAGACTTTGCCCAGCCAGGACGAGAGTCGCCAACCTTAATGACAGTATCTGTGTCATGCATGTCCTCATTTACGATAGGCAGCTTGTCAGTATGGTGACGTTCTACTGAGAAGCCAACGCCTGTGCCACACATGAGAATATACATTGTCTCATCGAATGCACGAGGATTGTCCACAGGTACGTAGGAACAATTGTAGCCACCTACATGGCAACGATCAAGCGCAGGGCCAGCTGTCATCAATGCTCTCATGCTTGGCATGATGTCTTGATTAAGCACAGCCTGTTCCAGTTCACCTCTCAGTGAATCAGAAAGCTTATAATCATGCTTAGTGACCAGATGCTTAGTAATGTAATCAAAATATCGTGCGACTGTTTCACCCCATGTCTCCCTTCGTTGTTCATCTTCCTTCCAACGTGCGTAACGTGAAAGTGCAATAAAGTTTTGGTAGTCTGTTGGTAGGTAATTGTTCATATTGTTACTCCATAATTGATTTGATGTTACGTATGTTTGCACCCTCTACTTCATAAAAGTATTCCTCAATACTTTCCTGTATGTCTTGCGCTACATTCTCGTCTGCAGGTACTGGATACTCCTCTGGATCAATGTCAATGGTGATATACATTTTAATCCTCATCGTGTACCTCAATCAGTTTCTCTAGATACCACAGGGCTTTCTTCAAATCTTCGCTACCATTCTTGTACCGATAACGCCATAGATACTTCATGATGTTACCCTGTAGATAATATTCAAACCCATCACCAGTTGCTGCATGAATAGCTTCAATACATTCTATGCCCTGCTGGTTGTAGTGAGGGGGATGATTAACCATATCCGATTGCTTTGCTGCTTGTCGCATATATTCTTCATGTCTCATCATGCATTACCTTTCGTATTCGTGTTGAAGTTAATAGTAATAACATTGCCATCTATATCTTCAATGAGTGGGACTTCTTCCCTTTCGTCAAACTCGTACGTAAAAAAGTTATCTACATAGTACGCTACGAAGTCACGAAAGTTATCGTCCTGTTCCATCAAAGGTATGGCAGACAACATACACTTAACTACATACTCCATATCTTTATATAAGTCAATAGGTATATCATGATTCTGACAACTAATGACAGAGAAGTTAGCTTCACCTGTATACGTACCAGAGTCTGTTTTTACTGGACGAACACGAATTAGAAAGTCCTCTTCGGTTACATGTTCTTCGGTGTCGTTTTCCTCTGTCATTTTTTACTCCTCTTCACTTTAGTTCCTGCAAATTTAATGAATCTTGGGTGCTTGTTTTTTCCCTTCTCTTTTAGCCAGTCTTCGGGAATAATTCTATCATAGTATCTGAACCCATGCTTGATGCACCATTCACCATATGTAGACTTAGCCCCCTTACGTAGCTTTCTTCTGCTGTTCTCAAAGACAAATCGAATGTCCAAGTTTGAATGTTGACGCTGTATTGCTAGATGCTTGCGTCTATCTGCTGCCGTGAACATTCCCTTTGTCTCAATGATAATACCATTGGCAAGCACGAAGTCAGGTGTGTACGTCCTGTAAGCAAGGTCTTCCCATTCAATCTTAATAGACTCGTAATCAAACGTAACTTTAAGTCCAGTAAGATATTCAGAAATCTTATGCTCAAGGCCACTACGAAATCCTAACTTACGTGCTGCCCTGAATCGTTTCGCATTATGCACTGTCGTATTCACTCGCCAGTTCAACGTACGAAACAATCTTTGGTTCCTTCGCCTGTGACTTCACTGCTGGCAACTCTTTCATGTTAGGCCAACACGCTTTACGATAGTCACAGAACGAACACTCTTTGGCTAGGACTTTGTTACCAGTCGGCTTGCCTCTGAATGTTTCTTCTACAGGCTCAAAGCAACGCTTGAACTCATTAGCATCTACAGTTTTAATTGTGTCGCTAATCTTCTGCATTTCCTTTTCTGTATCTACGCCCGTAGCTGGAACATATTTGAAACTGCCATTTGCTTTATTGACTACCCACCAGCCACCAGGTTTTAGGCCAGTAGCTTTAGCATAGCCAACAAGCTGTCCCACGTAACCGAAAGCATCGCTACTATGAAGTGTTTCAAACGATGCAAACTTGTTGCGATAAGACCAGTCAGATGCTGACTTGACATCATCAACAGCACCATCAATAGTAAGGTCATATGTTCCATTAATTGTATGCTCGTCAACGTCCAGAGATACATTCTTTGAATCACCATACTCAACTCCTGCTTCTTTCAGTAGCCCTTTGAATACTGCTTCCACAATATCTCCAAGCATCATGTTCATGACAAAGGTGGTTGGACGGGGCAGCGCAGTCTCCGGCTTGTTCTTATCGAACCATAGCTGGCAGGTTGGCCTACCAATGTTCGACATACGAAGCCGGAAGTCGCGTTTATCTGTCCCGCCAAACTGACGTGCAAGCGCACCCATGACATCCAAACCAATCTGTTTGATTGTCTCTTGGGACATGGTTGACTCGCCCTTGGCAGCCTTGTCCATGTAGCTATGCAACGCCAGTTCAGCTGGATGATTCATATCATTCTACCTCTTCAACATCAACGTCAACGAAAGATTCAGCAAGTTCCTTCTCTTCTTGCGTAGCCTTCTGAACATGCTTCTCTTCCCAATCAGACAGAACCCTTCGATTATGGTTCTCGACCACAGCTTGGAAGTCCCTAAGTAACTGTTGATCTGCTTCCGTAATCTCATGGATTGTGTCAAGGTCTGCTTCACAGACTGGCACATAGTATGGGCCATTTGGGCCTTTACGTTCAGCCGTAGACACAAGGATGTCGTGCATGATGGGAAGACGACGATGCTGTGCAAACTTGTTTGACACATCACCAAAGTTCTTGTAGCCTTCCTTTACTGCCACGTCAAACACAAAGGGTGTGTCCACAAGTTCAGCAGGATTACCCTCTTCATCCTTTGCATCTACAAAGGTAACAGTCCCATACATAGAACGGGTACGCTTGATAGAACGAATGAGAGTCTGCATGTCGTCAGACAAAGCATCGAAGTCCTTGATATAACCAGAAGGTTTACCACAGTTGAAGTTGCCTTGGTTATCCTTGAGGTCAATGTCCAGATTCTCTGCCATGACTGTCTTCACATAGTTCTTGCTGGCCGGATCATACTTCTGGTACAGAAACCTCTGCATAAACAGGCGCATTCTAATCTTCTCTGCATACACAGTCTTGCCTTCGATGTTTGCCAAGAAGAATGAACCAGCCGACACGATATCGACATTCATCGTCTTACCATTAATCTCTGCCTTACCCTTGATGGGCTGACTGTGAATCTTGATACGGGCAAGACTACTCTTGTTCTCACCTGTATCGGCAGCCATGCCTAGCATTTGTGCCATAGCTGCGTAGTTGTTGGAATCAATTACTGCAAGTTCACTCATTTATATTTGCTCCTTTCTTGGAAAATAGAACCGTAGTTTTATCACACTACGTCCTTTGTGTCAAGCCAATTTTCACCTATTTTGGCTTCAAGTTCAAGTGGTACATTAAAGACTATACCCCATCTCATTGTAATCAAACCAGGAAGATCACCATTAGTTTTTTTAATGATATCAATAACCTGCTGTTCTTCATCGGGGTGTACGTCTATAACGATACTGTCATGCACAGTGTTGACTACACAAGACTGCATACCTTTTAGTAGCTTCTCAATGTGAAGCAAGGCAATAGGTACAATGTCTGCCGTAGCGAATGACTGCACAGGATAATTCTTGATCTGTGTAAAGTTAGTAACCTTGCCACTCTCAAGACGCTGGACACCCTCAAACTTAAACTGCCGACCAGAGGGTGTAGTAATCATCTCTGTAGTCAAAGCCTCTTTAGCCAGTCGGGTATGCCAATCTGCGATGCCTTGGTACTTCTCTGTGAAGTGTGTGTAGTATTCTGCTTCCGCTGGCGTTCTGCCGAAGCCCGTTGCTCCATATAACGGCGCGAATGTATGCGCCT